TGAAAACTCTAAATTTATTTCCATCGTTGCCGATAATGGAACTGAATTTACCTCCGAACAAAAAGCCATATTTACAATTCACCCAGATATTGGTTTTGTTAAGGGTAAAGATAGTTATATTTCATTTGATATTCTAAATGAAGATATTAATAGTCGTGTTGCTGTATTCCCTGCTACTGCTGGTGCTTCGTCGGTTATAGACCGAATGGATATTTATTCCCTCGCAAACGGACAACTATTAGAATCACTTACTAACTACAACTTATGGTCTTCTATTGAAAATCAATATTTAGAAGAAGACAACCAACACAACTCCCTAAAAAATGGTGTTGCCGCCGATTGCCGTGCCTATCAATGTGCCCAAGACCCTGGAACTAAAGTAAATACAATAACTGAAGTCGGTAGAGACGGATTCCACCGAAACACTGGCGAGTTAGGAGCATTAAACTTTTCTCAAATTTCGTCTGGTATTGGGGCTCAATCCGATGTCGTGGATACAGATATTGATATTGAAATGTGTGCTAAAAAATTCTCTCCAAGAAAATTCCTTATTCCATTAAAGGCAGGTATTTTCTCTCATTTCGGTGTTAGTGAAAAACTTACTCCAATTCTTTTATTCGGTGGATTAAGGATTGAAATTACATTCGCCAGTGATAAAAGAGTTATGACGAGAGTATATGGTAAAACTGATAGTGCTGACTATAAAATGGACTCTTATGCTAATGGTCTTCCAGTTAATGAAATTACCCCTTCTGGAGGTGGTGCGACTGCCGTAACTTTGAAACAAATTGTTATTACCGACAGCGTCACAGACCCAGCGTTGCTCGGTATAACACGAGGTTCTAAAATGATATTACAGAAAAATACTGCTGGTGCTGGAGCGGACAAAGTTAGTTTTGTTGTTGAAGGTGTAAGACGAGTTAATAAAGCTACTGGCACTAATGGGACTAAAGTATGTTTGACTTTTGCTGCTGATTTGACTGCTATGACTGGAACAGCAAGTAATCGAATTTATTTCCAAGACGCAACCGCTGCTTTGGATACACAGACTTATAAATTAAAGAATGTTGAGTTAAAAGTCTTACAAGTCATTCCGCCTTCCAGTCTTATGAAAAGTATTATTAAGGAAAGTCAATTTGATTTTATTTCTTGGGATTGTTTCTTAGATAATTTACCAGAATCCTCGCTATCTCACCAGAGTGAAATTACTTCTGTAGCAAGTGCTGCTAAATCTATATTCACTCATTACATTTCAGTCGGACACCAAGACAATCACTTCCACCAAAATTATTATGCTGGGCAACCACCTCACAATACTCACCTCAACTCAATTCAATATTTTATTAATAACAAACTCTATCCACTCAAAGCATACAATCCTCAAGCAAAATCGGATAAAGTAGTTAATATGAATGAAGTAGTTAAGGCATTCCAAACTATAGGCAAACAAGTTAAAAAACTTGGTGAATGTAGAGCAGGTAATATTGGTGATTACACAAACACTTACCTCCACGCACGAGAATTAGCACGAGGCGAACAATTCGTATATAATTTAAAAGACGCTGAACCACAAATCAGATTAGGATTTTCCGACGATAGAAGTGTTGCTGGAACTGGAATGTATGCTGTTAATAACTCTCGCCTTATACACTTTGTCTTTTCAGTTAAAACCATAATGGTTAATAAAGATAATTTACAACTTGTATTATAATTAAAAATGTCCTAATATTGACCGACTTTTTGAAAGTGTTGAAGAATTATTTTTCAACAATTAATTTTTGTCCTAACTTTTTTTAAAAAAGTTATTATAATAATTTTGTAATTAAAATGTTTTATATATATATAAAATGCCGATTGAAAAGAACTATTTTAGTATTTCGCCTATCAATGATAATCCCCTCCAAAGTAGTGGAGCAAATGGAGTTGCTGGTGGTTTCTCATTCAAAGAAAGCAACCCAATTATTAAATTCAGTCTCCCAGCAGTTGAAAAACTATTAGAAACGAAAACACTGGTTCTATCTGGACAATTCATATTAAAAGACCAAGCAACTGACGAAGGTTTCAGAGCACCTAATTATACTAATTTAAGTAATGAAAATAATGGTAATGATATTGAACCTTCTACTGCCTGTAATTTTCCAAATCACGGCGGAGTTCAGAATGTTATAGATAAAGTTGTTATTCAGACCAAAAAAACTAACACTGAATTAATTAATATTCATAACTATCCAGCATATTCCTCACTTAGAGAAGCATACACAAACAACGACGAAGACTATTTATGGGGTGTAGCAGCGAACCGAACCCTCGCCCAAGGAACTCACGCTAATCTTACTAACCGACGAATGAATATAGTTGCTGATAAAACCGCTCAACAATTAAAAACAAATAACAATAAAAATCTTGGTGTTCCATTTTCACTCAAGTTAGATATTGATTTATTCCAAAGTGGTGATATTCATTTAGGTCAAGCATACACTAATGGTCTTATGCTTACTATTCACCTCGCCCCTGATAGTTCATTCTTATTCCAGCGATTCCGTGATAAAGGTAGTGCCGCCGCATTTGATATTTCCAATAAAATGTATTTATTAAGGAATCTCAAATTAGAAGGGCGATACATAGTCCCAACTCCTCAAGAACTTTCTGCCTATCAAGCACAAATTCCACTCAACTCTCAACTCAACTTACTCAATGATATTCACGCCGACCAAGATAATATTTCATACACTCCTCAACTCAATCAGGTTAAAGCATTCTGTAATTTATATTTAGATAAAGACCAAACCAACAACCTCAACTATCAGCAAAATAACTTCCGACTTCCTGTTGGAATGAAACAAATAGAACACAAAAAAGACAACCTCAGATTTCCATTTACATTCCCACTCAAAGTCCAACCTAATTTTGAAAGTCTCGTAGAACTTGGTGAAGGTTCAATCAATCCAACACAAACTCTCAATCGTGAAATGATTATGGGTGATATTGAATTACGAAAACACTTTGAAAGAGCCTTACTCGGAGGTCAAGAAGCAATGCGGTCTTCGGCAACTATGGCACGAACCGCCAAGAATTTAGAATTTGATTATGAAGATAGGACAACTGGTATATATCACGCTGGTAATGATTCAAATGAAGGCACAGCGGTAGTAGCGACTGACGGAGTTGGCAATCAACTTTTTCCAGAATTACTTGGTCTTGGCACAGATTACACTTATGGTCTCGGTAATACAATGGCATATATCAATCGTGATTACAGCAACTCGGTGGTCAGTGGTGTTAATAATGGTTCTCTCCTCCTTCCAGTTGATAGGCGTAATAAATCAGAACTGGTACAGACCTTTGTTAAATACAACGCTCAACTCAATTTACAAACATTAGTTAAAACAATGTAAAATATTTGTTAATAATATGTTGAAAGAATTTATTGATAGGATAAAGTGTAAGATATTTATTTGTTGTAAGTCCAAATGCTCTATGAATACCGAGTTGCCCCAAGAGGTAGAAATGAAAATTCATTATGATTATTTCACGAAGAAACCAAAACAATTTAAATCAACTCGGTCGCTCTAAGTATAGCGTTAAAATATTTAATAATATTATGGATTTAAAGATTTATAAAATCAACAATGGATATAAAATTGGAAAGAAAGACGGCACAAGGTTAGACGAAAAATATGGTCGCCGATATTATATTACAAAGAAACCTATGCGACGAGATACTGCTAAAATTATGTTAATGAAACTACAATTGGAAGAAAGAGGAATGCGAATTCAAGTTAAAAGCAAAAAAAAGAAACCAGCAGACGGATATATGATAATAGACCCAAAGAAAACCAAAAGGAAATGGGTATATACTGACTTACCTTGTAATGAATTCAAAGAGTTCTTAATTTATTTATAATTTTCTCTGTTATATATATAAAATATGACTTCTATAAATTTAGTATCGCCAGTTGGAAACGGA